GACCCAAATGTACGACACGGAGTCTGGGTATGGGAAATGCCAGATGGCTCTATGGTCATGGATGAAGACCGCAACTTCCTGCTAACCGTTGGATACAAGGGAGACGTTACCGCCGCCTTCACTTTGGCAAAGGCAGTGCGCTCATTCGGCATTACCGAAGGACGCCCGGTTTTCCTTGAGGGCCACCGTCCAATTGATGATGAGGAGTATGCCCGTCAAAGATTCCGTATGTCTCTAGGCCTAGTGCCAGATGAGCAGGATGTCGGAGTTATCAACGACGAGCTAAAGCATGGTAGCCAGTAAAGTAGCAGGCTCACGACGCCCAAGAGACCTAAAGCCAGCGGAACCCCACGAGATTGAGGTTTCGCTTGGTTCTGTTGTAGAGACACTTGCTCCAGCAGAAGAGACTGACGTATTCGCTAAGTCAGCCTCAGAATTCCGCACGATGGATGGCGTAAATGCCAATACCAAGCGTCAAGCCGCTCGCCTAGAGAAGGCTCAGCGTGGAACCGGTGGAGCAGGTACCAAGCGCATGGAGCGCGAAGACATTGACCACACCGGATACACACTATTCGGAGTCTGCCTTCCTCCATACAATCTAGATTACCTCGCGGCTCTCTTCGAGAAGTCCAGCGCTCACGCGGCGGCTGTTAAGGCGAAGGTAAACAACGTGGTCGGCCTAGGATATGACTGGGTTGAATCAGATGAAACCAAGCAGAAGATTGATGCAGCAGAGGGTGACGAAGAGAAGCTAAAGACCATTCGTCGCAAGCTTGACCGCATGCGTAAGGTCATGCAGGAATGGCTAGACTCTTGCAATGAGGAAGACGACTTCCTTGAAATCATGCGTAAGGTATGGACCGATTACGAGACAACCGGAAACGGTTACCTCGAAATCGGTCGTACAGTCACGGGTGAAATCGCTTATCTTGGACACATTCCGGCCACTACAATGCGCGTTAGGAAGAAGCGCGACGGTTTTGTTCAGATTATCAACGAGAAGGCTGTCTTCTTCCGTAACTTTGGTGACCTCAAGACTAAGGACCAAGTTGGAACCGACCCACGTCCTAACGAAGTAATTCACTTCAAGAAGTACTCACCAACAAACGGCTACTACGGTGTCTCTGACATCATGTCAGCAATGCACGCTGTAACTGGAAATGAGTTCAGCGCACGATTCAACCTTGATTACTTCGAGAACAAGGCTGTTCCACGATACGTTATTGTTACGAAGGGTGGAACGCTTTCACCGACAGCCGAGGCTCGTTTGGTTGAGTTCTTCCAGACGACAATCAAGGGTAAGAACCACCGTACATTGTACGTTCCTCTGCCAGCAGAAGAGCCAGACCGTAAGGTCTCATTCGAAATGAAGCCGGTTGAGGCGGGTACTCAGGATGCGTCATTCATGAACTACGACAAGTCTAACCTCAACTCTATCTTGATGGCTCACGGAGTTCCGGCGTCAAAGGCATTTGCCAACACTGGAAACACTTCATTGGCAAATAGCCGGGACCAGGATAAGACCTTCAAGGAGCAGGTCTGCCGTCCTGACCAGAAGATTGCTGAGAACAAGCTTCACAAGATTGTGAAGGAGAAGACAAACATCTTCTACCTCAAGCTAATCGAAATGACTCTTACCGACGAAGACACTCAGTCCAAGATTGACGAGCGCTACTTGCGTCTTGGTACTTACGTTCCAAACGAGGTTCGTGCCAAGAAGGGTCTTCCTGGAATCAAGGGTGGAGACAAGCAAATCGAAATGTCTCCACAGGTCAAGGCTGAGCAGACGGCACAAGCCGCACAGTCTCGTACTCGTGACCAGCAGCGTACTGCAAATGCTACGGATTCTCGTGGCGAGGGCAGAAATACTCAGGGCGAAGGACGGACTCCGGGAACGGAGTAACACATGAGCGAAATTGATAGGCAAAGAGACAAGCTAGCGAGCCGTCTCAGCAAGCCAATCAACACAGCAGCCATTGTGATTATGGGTGTCTACACAGTTCTCTGGGGAGTATGGGTCGGTAATCCATTTTGGAGCACTTTCAACGAGTCAAAGCAATTCGACTGGCTCGCCAAGGTAGCTCCTGAATGGGCGTGGGGAGTGATTGCCATGTGCGTAGGAATCGTCATGTGTTACGGAGTAATCAGGAATTCATTCCGCTCACTAAGCACGGGTTCTATGATTGGAACCCTTTATTGGGGGCTTATTGCAACGGGGTATTACATTGGAGATTGGAGAGATACAGCGGGTCTTACAAAGACCATGATTTGTCTCTACTGTGCATTCATCTGGTTGAACATCAGAATGAATCGCGACAGGCTAGTTGACTGATTTTGGCTTTTGAAAAAGAACTGATGTATATTACAAACATGGAGCTTATGAAGGCAAAGTGGTCTACGGACGGTGACAATTTCACCATTCACATGCCACTATCCAAGATTGATAAGGAGAAGCGAACTGTAAGCGGTTGGGCTTCTCTTGATAACCCTGACTTGCAGGGTGATATCGTCTTGGCCGAGGCTAGCCAAAAGGCATTCGCTCGTTTCAAGGGAAACATCCGCGAAATGCACCAGCCAATCGCTGTTGGACGTATGCTTTCATACCGTCCAGATTCTTACTACGACAGCGAGACTCAGAAGTTCTACAACGGAATTTGGGTTGACGTTTACGTATCCAAGGGAGCCGAGTCAACTTGGGAGAAGGTTCTAGACGGAACACTCTCAATGTTCTCCATCGCAGGTCCAATCATCGATTCAGAGATGGAATTCAGCAAGGACGCTGGACGACCACTTCGAATCGTCAAGGATTACGACCTGAATGAGCTTTCCCTTGTTGATTCGGGCGGAAACCAGCTTGCACACGTAATGAGCTTTGCCAAGGATGTAAACGGCGGGCTTGTTATGAAGGGCATGATGGCTGATAACCCAACAGAGAATGTCTTCTACTGCGACAAGCACGAAGAGGGCATCGCAAAGACTACCACCGACGATTCAGCGGAGTGCCCAGAGGGACACAAGATGAAGAGCATCGGTTGGTTCGAATACAGCAACGATGTCGAGAAGGCCACAAGAGTTGCCGAGGTCATCGCTGAATTCAAGAAGGAAATCGTCAACGATGAAGGAGGTGTAGACGTGGCAGACGAAAAGATTGAAAAGCAGGCTCCAGATGTTGAGCTAAACCCTGGCATTCCAGCCGATGAGGAAGGAAAGGCCGCAACTGAGGTTGAGGCTAGCGCTGAGGAGAATGCAGAGACAACCGAGGAGGCACCAGTAGAGGAAACTGTTGCTGAGACGGCAGAGGCCACTCCTGAGGTAGCTGAGGAGCAGGACTTCGAGAAGATGTTCGATGACCTTAAGGGAGCAATTACCGAGGGCATTAAGAAGTCAGAGGAGACTGCACGAGCAGAGCGCGAAGCTCAGGCAGCAGAGTTCGCAAAGAAGTTTGAGGACATGCACACCGAGTTCGCGGAGCTTAAGAAGTCCGTCGAGGGCATCAAGAGCGAAATCGATTCTGTAGAAAAGAGACTTGGTAGTGTCGAGAGCGACACAGCCATTAAGAAGTCCGGAGACCTTGGCGGGTCAACGGGTGATGACAAGCTTGAGAAGAGCAACAAGTCATCCAAGTGGGGCGGGCATTTCCTCAACGCTTCAGAGCTAGACTAATACTAAATTTTGACGGAGGTGAAACATACAATGAGTAACGAAATGCTAGAAAAGGTAATTCGTACCACGGAAATCGGTGCCGGTGGAGGTCTTCTCAACCCTGAGCAGAGCAACACTTTCATCGACTACATGTGGGATACAACCGTACTTGCACCACAGGTACGTACTATCCGCATGAAGTCCGACACAATCGAGATTGAGAAGATTGGTGTTGGAAAGCGTCTAATGCGAGTCGCTACTGAGGCTGTTGACGACGGTGCAAACGCCGGAGCAACCTTCAGCAAGATTAGCTTGACGACAACCAAGTTCCGTCTAGACTTCGAGCTTTCAACGGAGTCCCTTGAGGACAACATTGAGGGTGCGGACCTAGAGGACCACATCGCTCGCTTGATGGCTACCGCCGCTGGTAACGACCTTGAGGATGTTGCTATTAACGCTGATTCTGCACTTACGACTGACCCGCTATTGAAGGGATTCGATGGATGGTCCAAGCGTGCCCGTGCAGGAGGTCACATTGTTGACCAGGCTGGAGCAGGACTTAACCGTTCTGCCTTCAACAAGGCACTCAAGGCAATGCCACGTAACTTCATGCAGCGTCGTTCACAGTTGAAGTTCTTCGTAGGTTCAAACCTCATCCAGGACTACCTATACTCTCTAACTGACTTGGCTACCACGCCAGAGAACATTGCAGAATCCATGATTCGCAATGGACCAGTCCGTACCGAGGGTGCAGCCGGATTCGTAACTACTTACGCATTCGGACTTCCAGTACAGGAAGTTCCTCTATTCGATGAGACTCGTGTTGGTGACTATGCATCACCAACAGGACAGCACGGTGACATGTGGCTTACATTCCCTAAGAACCTTCTATGGGGTGTAAAGCGCGAGATTCAGGTTTACCGTGAGTTCAAGCCTAAGAAGGACACAATTGAGTACACAATGTACTGCCGTGTCGGTACGCAGATTGAAGAGGTTGACGCCTTCGTTGTTGTAAAGAACATCAAGGTTGCCGCCTGACGATATGCATAAGTGGAACCCCCGGTTTTCCGGGGGTTCTTCTCTTTTGCACCCCAATTCTCCGGGTGGTACAATTGGAGAGAATCCTAAGGAGGATAAATGAGTTTCAACACACTAAAGAAGGCACAGCTAGTAGCTGTTGCAAACGGCTTTGGACTTGACGTTGCAGAGAATGCAAAGGTCGATGAGCTTAAGGCCGCTATCGCAGAGGCAGATTACATCGAATGGGATGAGGCAGTAGCCCTCCTAAAGACCGAAAACCTCTGGGATGAAGAAGATGAAGAGAAGGAAGAGACTGCCAAGGCTGAGAAGCAGGCAGAAATTGATGCTCGTCCAAAGGACACCCTTCTCAAGATGTACCGAGCTAACCGCTCATACGAGATTCGAGGATACCGCTTTACGCAGGACAATCCATACGCTCTCGTAACCGCCGAGGATGCAGAGGCTATTACCGATGCAGACCCAGACGGATTCCGTTATGCCACCCCAAAGGAAGCAATCGACTTCTACGGGTGATTCAGTAACTAAAGAGAGGAGTACTACCAGAGTATGACAATTATTGATTACGAGCAGTTGGGTACGATTGGGGCAAACCTACTTCCGAAGCGTTATGACATCAAGGTTTATCAGGGTGATACATTCGAGGTCATCTTGAACTTCAAGGATGCCAGTAACGTCGGAGTGGACCTAACCGGATTCACTGGTCGTGCACAATTCAAGCCTACGACCGGGGCACCAATTGACCTTACAGTCACCACGAACTACAACGCAGTCAACGGTGCTGTCAGAGTCTACCTTGCCGACACCTCAGCGTTGACCGGCGAGTATTCATGGGACTTGGAGCTAGAAGATGCGGGTGGGCGCAAGCGCACTTACATCGGAGGCAAGGTTACCGTTACAGATGACATTACGGAGGTCGTAGCTTAATGGCAACTATCTCCGATATCGCGTCTTGGACAATTGCTGATGAGAATATCACCGGCAATGTTGGAGACACCAACCTCACATTGGTTACGACGGATTTTCATGCAGTCGCAACCCTTGAGGTATCTGCGCCTGCCGATTTTGCGGTCGTTGATATCGGAGTAGTTGGTCTTGGAAACTCTGGGGGAGGTTCCGGAGCAGTTGACTCCGTAAACGGGAAGACGGGAGTAGTTGTTCTAAACCAGGATGACGTTCTCGACGGAACCACCCATAAGCAGTATTCAGCGACCGAGAAGACAAAGTTGGCCGGTATTGCAACGGGAGCTACCGCCAATGACACTGATGCTAACCTCAAGAACCGTGCAAACCACACGGGTTCTCAGGCAATTAGCACTGTCACAGGTCTACAGACGGCCCTTGATGGCAAGCAGCCACTAGATTCTGACCTAACTGCAATTGCAGCACTGGCACCTACAGACAATGATTTCGTTCAGCGTAAGGCCGGGGCTTGGACCAATAGAACCCCGGCTCAGGCAAAGACGGATTTGGCTCTCACCAAGTCAGACGTAGGACTCGCAAATGTCGATAACACGTCAGACGCAAACAAGCCTGTGTCCACAGCCACACAAACGGCTTTGGATGGCAAGCAGCCATTGGATGCCGACCTAACAGCTATTGCAGCTTTGGCACCGGCAGACGATGCAATTATTCAGCGCAAGTCAAGTGCATGGGTCTCCAGAACGATGGCTCAGCTTAAGACCGACCTTGCTCTCACAAAGAGTGACGTTGGTCTATCTAACGTTGACAATACTAGTGATGCTAACAAGCCAATTAGTACTGCTCAGCAAACAGCATTCGATGCCCGCTTTGTTTGGGCTGACGGAACAACGCCATCTAATGCACGACCATCAACTTCCAGCAAAGTAATTTGGGTTGGCGGAACAACTCAGCCAACTAACATGGCAACTGGAGATTTGTGGGTTAAGGCATGACAGTACGTGAGTTTAATGGTACTAGTGATGAACTAGTCACTGATGTTGGTGCTGCATCAGGAATGGTTTATGGAACTGTCGCCACTCTAGTAAAGTTCAGCACAGTCTCTGGCTTTCGTGACTGGACGATGCTGCACGATTCCAGTGGTTTGTACGCATGGTCACCAAATGGATTGACTAATTTCAGTACACTCCAGATGGATACTCACGGTGCAGCATCAGACTCAGGAATCAATCCTGGGACAACCTCATGGAAGTTGATTGTAGTTCGCAAGGCCACTGGCACAACGACACCGAGATTCTCTGTGTACGATTATTCCAGTGGTACTTGGACTCACGTGTCCGGGGGGTCATCAAT